CAACAACGGCTGTTAATTTGTTCTCATCTATCTCACCGAAAATATCAGTCAGGGTTTTCTTGGTCAGTGCCAACATCAACATCAACTCACCACTCTTGGCTGTTGCGGTGGTATCTTCTTGTCCTCGGTCTACGGTGATTTTGTTTGTTCCACTGTTAGATGACTGGACTCTAACTATCTCAACATTAGGGTCGTCACTCGGGTCTGGGTAACTCTCAATGTCCCACCAGACGAGGTTGTATTGCCCTTCTGTTGCTGGGTCTGGTAATCTGGAAAAGTCATCGCTATCTATTTCAATGGTTGTATCGCTGTTGGAATAGTCGCCAACTACTTTGACCTTTAATAGGTTTTTGATTGCGTCTCTTGCCATAATTTTTAGTTAGTTGTTGCGGTTGTTTCTCCTTTCCAAGCAAGTTCTCCTGTATCATCTCCATAAGCCGCTGCACCTAATGATACTATTCTCTTAAGCCAGATACCGATGTAATCTCCTGACTCTAGGTCTCCGATTACTTTTCCTTGTGCGGAATCAGTTGATGCCGTGAATGTTACATTTGTCGGTGCTGTGGTCTCATTTGCGATAGTCTGAATACTTTCGTTCTTGCCTTCATCGCATACTCCAATCTCAACAGTCGTATCAGGCGAAGTTGTTTGGGATTTGATGTAAGCAACCGCACTTTCAAAGGTTAATGTGTCGTGTGTATTCTCAATAAACACTGCACGGTATTTGGTGCTACCGCTTTCTGCTTCTGCCGCTTCTACTTTACCGAATAAATCGTGTAGATTCTCGGCTACTATCACACTTGATTTTACTCCTCCGAGTGATTGAGCTGGGTTATCGTTACTTGCTCCACCAGAGTAGTAAACCTTGATGTCCGAACCTTCTATTACTGACATTTAATTATACCTTTCTCTTTTGGTCACCATTTTGGATTTTATTCCCTGATGCCTTGCAGAGAAATGGTCTTTAATTTTTAATTCGTATATTGCTTTTTGTCTTTCGGCTTTATCAAACTTAGTCATACTCCCCTTAGAGAAGTAGAAATCACTTGCCGCTCCAAGTGTTATATATCTTATCAACTCACGAGGGAATCTAACCTCATCTGTGCCTTCCTTTAATCTGGTAACCGACCTTGAAAGATAAATCTCCAATGCTTCTTCTAAATCGTAATCTGGTGTTGGAAATAAGTATATTGAGGCTCCCTTAATGTAGTAGTGCGTTGGTGTGCCTTGTGCCTCATCGTGTGTCTTGATGCTTTCTATTGTGGTTGGGGACAACTCTTTGCGTTGCCCTGACGGTAGAATTATCTCTATCCTATCAATTCTTCTTGCCGCACTTGGTATCTGATAGTCGGTTTGTCCTTTGTGAATATCGGTGTAGGCAATGGGTAGCTTATCCACCCCTTCATCAAACTTCCAATAGTTATCACTCTTCCACGCAAGCAATACTGCGTCGTCATAATGGATGTTTATGTTTCTAACAATATCCTCGTGTAGATACTGGGTTGATACAGTGTCACTCAAGAATAATGTATCGGTTATTAAATCTGCTAATGTGTTCATAATACTGTTGTTAGTCCAGCCCTATTTCACGATAGGACTGGGTAATAACACTATTCGCTATCTACAGTCTGAAGGTCTTTAGGAGCAACGTGTGCCGCTAAGAACCTCTTTGCGTCAAATGTGGGAACGCCAGTTCCGAATAAGGTGTAGGGCTTCATCTTGATTCCAATCAAGTCTTCAGTAGGAGTGATAGACATCCTTGGCTCTGTCTGCATAACAAGAGCAATCATACCCCTTCTTCCAACATACAGAACCTTCCCTTCTCCGTATTCACTATCAGGTAGGTTATTGGAAACAAAGATATTGAAACCAGCTGCGGTTCCAGCAAATCCATTTCTCAGTGTTGCATCTGCTACACTAAATCCTGAGCTAGCAAACTTCAGCTCAATGTAAGCTGCAACGATTGGGTCAACGATAGCAATCAAGTCGCCATCTTCTACGTCATCACCAGCAAGCTTAGCTTTAGCAGCTACAAGGAATCTAAGGATACTGGTCTCATCAATATCTCCGAACTGGAACTCTGTTCCTTTAACGGTATTGGCGAGAACCATTTTATCAATCTCATTTCTGAGTCTGAATCCTGCTCTCTCACCAATCTCATTTACTAAACTGTAGTTGTTCTGAAGCTCTTCAACTTGGTCAATGTAAATCGGAACGCCAAAGCATTCGTCAACAGTAACCTTATCTGAGTCACCAGTTACAAGCTGGAACGCTCCTTTGTATCCCTCCTCTGTTGGGGTCTTTCCGTCTGCATCTGAAAATCCCTCGTTAGGAGTGTATTTCCTTGCCGAAGGAATGTCGATGTAAGGATAATCAACAGTTTGTCCCTTTCTAAGAAACGGCTCTAACTTAACGTTAGCTGCCTCCATTGCCACAAGCGACCTATAGAGCGGAACCTGCAGGTAAGAAGTCCAGAACGCAGGTATTAGCTCTTGAATCTCTGGTCTGTGTGTGAACTTTGTCTCGGTCATTTATTATGACCTACTTCGTGTCCAAGAGTTGTATTCTGTGAGTTTTTTGATGTTTTCTTTTGTCGGATTAGATGTCAATGCTCTGATGTCGTCTGCTGTCCATTCAGCAAACCCTTTAGAATATGTGCCTTGGGTTGAAGTAGGTTTTGGGTTAGCTTCTTCTTTTTTAATCTTCTCTCTCTTTGCCTCGATTAAAAGCTTAACATCTTCGTGAGCCATTGCTTCTGTGATTGATGTGCCAAGTGCTTTTGCTTGCCTTGTGATTATATCAACCTCCTCTTCGGAATAATCCTTCAGGGCGTTTGCAAGCTTGGCGAGTTTGACTAATTCAGGTAAGTCAGAAGTGTCGGCTTCTTTCTTAACTGAAGCTAAAGCGTCTAACTCTTTAACTTTTAACTCGGCTTTTTTGGCTCGTTCAAAGAGTTGTTTGTTTTGCTCTTTGATTTTTGCCAATTGTTCTTCTGGTGTGCCCGTAAGCTCATCAGAAGTTTCTTCAGATGATTTCTCATCAACTTGCCCTTCAGGTTTCTCTTGAGGTTTCTCATAAGACTTCTCTTGGGTTTCGTTTGTGTTGGTTTTAGAGTCCAACTTCTCATTTGGTTTGTTCATTTGTTTTGCGGTTTTAAGAGGTTTGCCGCTCCTCTGTTATAAATAATCTTCTATCTTTTTATCTGACACCTTGGTCTGTAATCTTCCTATCACATTTTCAAGGTGTGAGATTGCTATCCGCCTGCCGAATACTTCTTCGGCGGACACAGTCTTCATATTTTTTATACTATCAATATTTTTTATTTGCAAGTTTAGAAACTCAATAATTATATTTGCCGTCTCCGTTCCTGCAAGGCTATTGATTTTCTTGTATATTTTATCGTGTATTTTATCTTGTATTTTGTCTGTCATAATTTTTAAATCCCTATTTGAACTCCTATTTAAACTCCTATTTAAACTCCTATTTAAACTTCTATTGGTGTGCTTTCAATCGGAAGGTTCTGCGGAATCACTGGCTTAGATATTCCTCCACCCTTTGCTCCTGCTCTCATATCACCCATTACCATATCTTCAATTGCGTCTTGCTCATCTTCTGGAATGTCTATGCCGAGTATAGCAAACATTCTCCTAAATAGGTTCCTTCTTAATTCAGCTGAAGGAAATGCCTCTGTGTCTTGCTGCATATACTGTAGTGCCATTGAGATATTAGCAACCTCTAATGCTGGATTTCTATCTGTGCCTGTAATCACAATATCCACGTCGTATTCAATGTCATCATAGAAGTTCTTGGGTATTCGGAGTCTGTTGTTTCTGGGCTTGTTGTCTATTGTGTGCTTAATTGCGGCTACTTGGCTCTGAGTAGGAATTGTTTTATTCTTGCTATTAAACCTTTTAATTTCTTCATTTAGCTTGATGTTATTTAATGTTTTGTAATATCTATCCAAGTCTTCGCCGACCAGCTTCAAATAGTGTTCTTGGCTATTTGATTTGCGGAAGAACGGAATAATGTCATTGTAAATGAAATCCTTTATCTCTGCGGCAACATCTTCTTGTATCTGCTCAAAGTAAGATGAAATCATAGACATTGCCATTTGTGCTGAACCTAAGGGTGTTCCTGCTGGCATTCTTTCTCCCCTAACCAAATCGTAGTTGTGAGCTAACTCATCAGCATTGCCTTTCCATTTTCTTTCTTCTAAGTCTTGTGCGGCGAAACCTCTCTCTTCTGTGCTAACTCTCTGGATAAGCGATGTGGTTGTTAAGACATCCCCATTGGCTACGCTTGTTCGTAAGTCTTGTTTGAAGTTGGGGTCTTGGGTTTGGAATAAGGTTAGTGCGTCGAAATAAGATGCCTTTACTCGTAAGTTAGTAATCTCATTGGTTCTTATTTGCGGGTCTCTTAGTATCTCAACTCTGCTGACACCCAACCATCTGCCTGCCATCTTTTCAATATGAAATTCCCTATAAGGAAACTCATCTTCTTTTATCTCTGCTATATCAAGCTGTATTCCCTTAGATGACATTATTCCCTCTCCTCCAATTGCTATTTGCCCTTTCTGATAATCACTGTCTGGAATATAAACTATTGTGCGGGCATAGACCATATCGTCTCCGCCACCTTTCTTGACCAACCCTTCGGGGACTTCTCCATATCTCTCGTAAACGGGTATGTGGTTTGCCTTGCTATTTTTAAAATCTTTTAACACCTTATCAACATTAGTCCAAGCGTCTTTCATCTTTCTGAATTGCCTTGCCGAGTAGTTGTGTTTCTCAATGATGTGGCTTCCGTCTCTTAGGGTGTCTGCTGATTGGTCATTAACAAGGTTTCTCAAATCAACGAAGTAAGGTTCGCCCTTAACCATCTTAATTACTGCTGAACCCTGAATTGGCAGTTCCCTAAATATCTTATTGAGTATTTGCGCGAATCTTCTCTTTCTTGCCCAGTATCTAAAATCAAGATTCATTATCCAAGACTTATCGTCTGAATGACTTGGTGCTGGGACAATCATTATGTCTTTCAACGCAATCTTAATTGCTTTGGAAGCACTGTTACAAGGGTTTCTAACTATGTTAAAGAAGTATTTGCGAAATCCTTCACTATCATTTTCAGAGCCAGCAAACTTAGAATTATAGAATCTAATGTTTTCGTGGACTCTTTCATTTTGATTGAAGTCATATCCTTCTGCAATGTTTATGTAGTCAGTCTTAAAGGACTCAACCTCTTTAACTACCTGCTTAACTATATCTTCAAATGTTTTCATAAGTAATCATTAAAATACTTTACTTTACGTGGCTGGGGGTCTGGTGGAGTATCTGGGGTTAATCCCTGAACTGCCAATGCTAGTGCCATAACCATATCATCTGTTTTTCCCTTAGGGGCAGCATACCTCCAAAAACCAGAGTCTAATTTTCTATATTGATATTGTTTTAATTCTAGTATTAGTTGCGGATCATCGCATAGTCTAATTATGCCTGCTTCACAATATATTTGCAACTTCTCAATCAACTGTTGCTTCTTTTTGTAAGAGTGCATTGAATATCCAATAACTGGATAATGCCTCTTAATGTCTTCTACTACACTATCACCTACGCCTGAGCTGTCAATATATGTTAGTGCTTTGTATTTGCGTGCTAATACTATAACTCTTTCTTTGGTAACATCCCAGTCTTCTTTTTGGTGCCGTTCAGCCCAGACCACCTTCTTAGTTGTGTTATCCATAACAACCATTGCGGTAAAGTCGTGGTGCTTGGCTAAATCTGCTCCCATAGTGTAGGAGTGATTTTCATTATACTCTTCCATTCCACCATCCACAAGTTTATTAACATCTCCAAATACCGCTCCTGCATTAGTCATAAAGTCTGCCATTATCTCTTGCTGGAATACTCTCTCGGGCATTGTGCGTTTTTGTTCTTCCAGATATTCTCTTGAAAGGTGTGGATTGTCATAAGATGAGTATTGGAATTGTGCTCTCTTTTTGCCTGACTTTTGTGCCTCTAACCATAGGTCGTATAGCCAGTTCTGCCCATTGGGAGTGCTGATAGCGATTGTCCTGCCTTGTCTATCAATTGTGGTGGGTTTGATATACCTGAACCAGATGTCATCTGAAAGAAGTGCCGCCTCGTCTATAATATTTAAATCAGTCGATGAACCTAGTATCCCCTGCGGGCTATCTGCCGACTTTCCCTCAATGACACTACCATTACCTAATTCTATTCTCGGAAAGGGTTTACTGGAATACTTAAACTTATCTGTAATTTTGGCAAGGAATTGTAGGACATAATCCATTGTCTTGTTTGTCAGATAATAGGTCGGTGCAACAATGAATATCACTCTATTGGGTTGTAAGGACTCCTTAACTACCTCGTAAGCAGCGATTAATGTCTTGCCGAATCTCCTCCCGCAAACAATAAACTTATCTCTTGCTTGGCTATTGAGTATTTCCCGTTGTGCTTTATGCGGAGCAAAACCAATCTTTGCCTGAAGTTTTTCATCAGAAATCTTCCTTTCGGGCGATTTCTTGTCAGAAATCTTCCTTTCGGGCGATTTCTTGTCAGAAATCTTTTTGCCTTCTATTTTTTCGGCAACATTACTCATTCAAACAATTCAATTATATCTCTATCTAAAGATTTTGTGTGTTTGGGGTAGCGATTCTTTAGTGATAGCAATTCTTTACCTGCTCGTATAGAATCACTGTCTTTGCCCGTAAGAACAATCTGGAAGAATCTGGCTAATATACTTTCATCATCAATCCTATCAACCAACTCTCTCCAAGTATCTGTGCGTTTTACGGCATAACCTTTGGCTGATGCTGGGGTATATCCGTGCTTAATCTGCAACTGGTAGAGATTGGGATTCTCCCCCGCTGATAATGCCTTGAGATAATCCTCGAAGATGTTAAGAACCTTCTTATTGGTAATCTCTTTAGTTTTATCTTTCATTAAATTAGTTATAATAAATTAGTTATAATTGGGTATTGACAAGAAAATAATCAAAAAAGGCAAACCTCGGGAAAAGGGCTATCGTTTAACGGGAGCTGTTTTTGCTTCTCCTATTGACAATAGTCGTTTTATGCCCTTTTTTCTCCTATTTCTCACTATTACACCACAATTCTATACATTTGTAAATAGTATTTGATTGATTAAATTATATACTTGTTTGAAATAAAAGTCAAATGTTTGGATTTTATGTGTTTGGGGGATTACATATCTTCCACCCCCGCACCCGCAAATCAACTCGCGCGCCCCTCCCCCCGTATTGAACTCAATTTAACTCAATTTAACTCAATTAAAGTGGTTTTAAACTCATTTAAACTCATTTAAACGCATTTAAACGCATTTAAACGCATTTAAACGCATTTAAACTCATTTAAAGGGTGTTTTAAGCCGTTCAAAGCTATTAAAGGTATTTAAACTCGCTTTAACTCATTAAAAGTATTT